GGAGATAATAACATCTGCTGATGGCGCATTGTGGAAGCTGGAGCAAATAGAAAGGGCAAGGGTCAGCAAAGCCCCGCCATTAAAGCATATATTGGTTGCAATAGATCCAGCGGTAACCAACAGCGCGGATTCCGATGAAACCGGAATTATGTGTGTAGGCAAGGACGAAAATAACGAGTATTATGTGTTAGAGGATCGTTCAGGACGCTATTCGCCAGAAGAGTGGGCAAGAAAGGCGGTGGAGCTATATGAGCGATATGATGCCGATAGGATTGTGGCAGAGGTAAACAACGGCGGCGATTTGGTGGAAAGGTTATTGCGGTCCATAGATGCCCAAGTACCTTATAGGAGTGTTCACGCCACCAGAGGGAAGCTCGTAAGAGCGGAGCCAGTAGCAAGCCTTTATGAGCAAGACAAAGTGCATCATGTGGGAAGATTCCCAGAACTAGAAAGCCAGATGGTAAGTTATACAGGGGAACGGAGTAAACCCAGCCCCGACAGATTAGATGCTTTGGTTTGGGGGCTTTCAGAGCTTGCCAAGTCAAAGGGTGAAATTAGCTGGAGGATTAGTTAAATGGGAATTTTAGATAACTTTAGAAAGGCTTTTGGCCCTAAGCCGATGGAAAAGAAGTATGGGGCGGGGCCAGTGATGGGATATTTCGGTGTCGGCCCTTATAGTGATAGAAAAATGGGGTATGCTGATCTTGCAACGGACGGTTATCTTAAAAATAGCATCGTTTTTCGTTGCGTTAACGAAATCAGCAAAGGCGCATCAGCGGTTCCCTACCGCATAAAGCAGGGCGATGAAATCATCCAAGAATCTCAGCTTAATTACTTGTTGGATCGTCCCAACCCGCTCCAAAGTTATTCAGAGTTTTTCAATAGTTTGTTTTCTTTCATGCTACTTGGCGGCAATGCTTATATTTTAAGAGTAACCAACAATAACGAACAGCCAAAAGAATTACATTTGTTGAGGCCGGACAGGATAGAAATAAAAGGATCAAACAAAGTTTTTCCCGATAAGTTTGTTTATCGTGTCGGCGGTAATGTAATAAATGAATATGAGATAGACCAAGACACAGGAAAAGGTGACGTTAAACAGATCAAACTCTGGAATCCGCTGGACGATTACTATGGTCTTTCTCCTTTAGTGGCGGCGGCAATGGAGGTTGACCAGCATAATGCGGCAACTAGACACAATATTGGGCTTCTTGAGAATGGGGCTAGACCGTCCGGCGCGGTGGTGTTTAAGCCCCAAGATGATGGCGGTTATCCCATACAACTCACAGACGCCCAGAGACAGCAGTTACTTGAGGACTTAAATAACAGATTTTCAGGAAGCCAGAACGCAGGAAGGCCCATGCTTTTAGAAGGGGACTTTGATTGGAAAGAAATGGGGTTAAGCCCTAAAGATATGGACTTTCTTAACTTAAAGCACATGAGCGCAACGGATATTGCAATGTGCTTTGGGGTTCCTAGTCAGTTGGTTGGCGTTCCCGATGCCCAAACGTATTCAAACATGGCAGAGGCTAGGCTTGCGCTGTATGAGGAAACAATCATCCCTTACTTGCGTAAAGTAGAATCTGACCTCAATGAATGGCTAATCCCTCAATTTGAACAGATGGGAGAAAACCTTTCATTTGAATATGACATTGACCGAATCCCTGCTTTAGCAGAAAGGCGCAGAATGATTTATGAAAATGTATTAGGCGCGGTCAACGCTGGTGTGATGACTAGAAACGAAGCGAGGGAGTTGGTGGGACTAAGCCCGATGGACGGCGCAGATGATCTATTGGTGCCAAGTAATTTATTCCCATTGAACGAAGGGGCACCGCCAGAACCCGAAATAGTGGATGATCCCGAAGATATAGCGATGTTTGGGGATGAGGAAGAGAAGCAAGAAGATATCACAAACTTCCCAAAAGCCGGAGACAACAAGAAAATATCTTTAAGAAACAGCAACTTCCCGCAGTTTGATTTTGATTTCGCTCAAGTGATGGCTAACGACATGACCGCAAACGGCAGGAAGATATGGAAGGCTGGCGGCAACATTAGAGGCACAGAGGCTTTCAGATTGTGGGAGAAAGCTAAAAAGGGGGAAGAAACCCCAGCAGTTCTTTCATGGATAAAGGAACGCGAGGCTTGGAGCGCAAGGCACACAGTGATTGATGGAAACGCTTTCAAAGATCCCAAGCTAGAGCCGAATTTGTCAAATGTGGGCGGCATAGTTTCGTTGATTAAGTGGGGTGCGATAAACCCAGATATTGGTGAACGCCGGATGAAAGACATTATTTTGGAGCTTACCAAGAAACTAGAAGATAGGAAGACAGATAATATTATACGCCCTCAATCGGACGAACATGAGATTGAATCTTTGATTGATGACGTTCATGTAAAAGCCCCCGAAGATACGCGGGTATCAGAGCAAGCCAAGCGCACGTTACAGGGTAAAGTTGACGAACATAATGAAGAGTTTGGCGATACACCAAGCAAAAGGGCCACTTTGAGGATGCTGGAGGCGGTATTCAGAAGGGGCGTTGGTGCCTACTACACAAATCCTCAATCTGTCAGGCCAAACGTCAGCGGGCCGGATCAATGGGCTTTTGCGAGGGTCAATGCGTTCTTATTTGCTTTGCGTACTGGAAGATTTCAAGGCGGCAAGTTTGACAGAGATTTATTACCAAAAGGGCATCCACTCTCAACAAAGGAGTAAATCAATGGGATTTTTTAAATGGATCAGTGAGTTTCTAGGCAAGAGCCAGACAGCAGAAAAGACGGCTGACTTATTGGAAGAGGTAGATGTAAGAACAAGGGATAAAAAAGGGCGGTTTATCGCTGATGATCCAAACACTCCAGAAAATGAGGCATACACAAAGGTCAAGCGACCCAAGGCCAAAGTGACAAAAATCAAAAAACCATCAAAGTCAAAGAAAAAGAAATGATTTTGCAGGAAGGCAAAACCCTTTTGCCGCCAATATACGAACAGTTTTTTATATTCAGAGCCAAAACCAAAAGCGTTTATGATGGCGACAGTCTCCGCGCTGACATTGATCTTTGTTTTGGCGTGAACCTTTTAAACCAAGCAATCAGAATAAATGGAATTGATACCCCAGAAATGAGGGGTAAGGGCGTGACCAAACAAGAAAAAGCTCTAGCAAAGGCCGCAAGGGATAGAGTGAAACAGCTTGTAAAAAAAGCATTTTGGTTGGAATCTTTAGACGGAGGCAAAAAAGATAAGTACGGCAGAATACTAGGCAACATATACACCTTAAACGGCCTAGACGTAGCAAAGACCTTAATTAATGAGGGGTACGCAGTAGCCTATGACGGCGGCACAAAAACCCATAACTGGGCGTAAATTTGTTACTTTCAGTCAGGGCAAGATTGCGGCTAGAAAGTTCGCAAGGGAGCAAGCCCGATTGCGGAACTCGCTTTCCAGAGGATTCCAGAAAAAGCTGTTAACGGTTTTCAATCGCACGATTAAGAAAGCGACAGAAAGCCTCAACAACCAGCAAATCCCAGAAATCGGTGTAATATCGCAATCATTCAAAGAAGAGCTAACCGCAACTGTTAAAACGCAAGTCCGGCGGGTTTACAGCACGATATATGAAGCAAATTACAAGCGTTATCAGGAAGTAAGCCAGAAAGCAGAGGGTGATCCATTTGATTTCCGCAGATCCCAAGACTTTGAAGTAGCGGTGGCATCATATTTTTTTAATAGGCAAAACATGATGGTGGGCATTACAGACACCACCGCGAGGCAGATATTAGACAGGATTGAAAAACTCAGGGGAGAAGATAACACCCTTGACCAGATAGCCAGACAACTTCCAAAAGAGTTCGCACAGGTAAACCGCCGCAGAGCTAACGTCATCGCTAGAACAGAAACCCACTCAGCCGCAGGATACGCCAACCATGATTATTACAGTCAGGCTTCCGATAGCTACGGAATCCAAATGGTGAAACAGTGGGTGGCAACGTCAGATGCGAGAACCAGACAACAGCATAGCCTCATGAATGGCACAAAAGTCCCGATGGATGAAGATTTCATTATGCCTAACGGTGCAAGGATGGGGTTTACAGGTGACAGCAAAGGGGGAGCGGTTCACGTTATCAACTGCCGATGTGTGACACTTTACCATGAGCCAGAAGATATCGTGGATGATGTGGCTGATATTCCACAACAACAAGATTTAGACTTTGACGATGTGGAGGTTCCTTTTCATAGCCCGATCAGTAAACAGGAATATTTAGAGGATTTTGTTAAAAATACATCGCCCAAAATGCTGGCGGTAGCGGCAAAGCTCAAAAAGCCAAAATCAATCACCCAGTTAAAAGATAAAGGGGGCATGAATAAAGGAAAAATCGCTGGCTTTTATGAGCCAGATTGGGGTGAACAATTCCCAAGCCAAAATCCTATCGCAAAAAAAAGAATTAATGCCCCTTTGGGACGCACATTTTCCCATGAATATGGTCATCATGTAGATCATATTTTAGGAGAGCAAGAGGGAAGAACTTGGTTCACTGAAGCGAAAGCATTTAAACGAGCTTTTAAGCAAGATCAAAAACATCTTGGGTTGCAGGGCGGTGCAAAAAACTTAACAAACAAAACAAATAACATGAGAAAATGGCTGAAAATCTTATATGATTCTGACGAAATTGGTTTAAAGTTTACACCTAAAAGCGAAGCCGCCAAGTCTTTTTCTGATATGATTGATGCCGCCTCAAATGGTACATTGCGAGACAGATTTATAGGGGTGTTCGGCCACGGCGGTAAGTATTACCGCATAGGAGGAAATAAAGAGGTTGAAGTTTGGGCGCAAATGTTTTATTTGCACGATAAACCGGAATGGCCGGAAGTAAAAAAGGCTTTTCCGAATATAACCAAAATATTTGAAGAAAAAATGGATGAGGTTTTAGATGGCTGATATGGACGATATTCTTGACTATCAATTAGAATTGACAGATAAATATAAAAAGTTATTTGGCGAGTACCCGCCAATGAATCTTATGCTTTGGTCAGATGAAGAGGGGCTAACAACGGTTGAGCAAATAGAAAAAGCGATACAGGATAATAAACCAATCACGATAGACCCGCCCGATATTCCGACAGAAACCCTTGTTTTTTAGCTTGATTTTTACTTGTAGAATTGAAAAACAAATAATATTATGGGAGTCAGCAGATGCCATTACCAAAACCCTTCTCAGGCGAGTCGGAAGAAAACTTCATTTCACGTTGCATGGGTGACCCGAAAATGAGAGAAGAGTTTAGCGGAACAGCACAACGATTAGCGGTTTGTAATGACCAGCTTGGCGAGTCCAAAGAAGAGTTGCGAACAGACGTTTTTACTACAGAGGCAGAAGCCGCCGCCAGAGCGCAAGAGATCGGATGCGTTGGCACACACTCCCACGATGAAAACGGCGAAACCATTTTCATGCCCTGTAATAATCACGAAGATTACATTGAAGCCACGGGCGAAGACGTAAAACGGCCCGACGATGACGAAGATGAAGAGGGCGGCTATAAGCCTATCAAATCTCATTTTAATTGTTCGCTTGAATTGAAAGAGCATTATGATGAAAAGGAAGGAACCTTTGAGGGATATGGCTCAGTATTCAACAACACAGACTTAGGTAATGATGTAATTCTTCAAGGCGCATTTCTTAAAAGTCTCAAAAAGACAGGGGCCAAAGGCGTAAAACTTTTATATCAGCATAAGACAGATATGCCGATAGGGGTATTTGAAGAAATCAGAGAAGACGAAAAAGGCTTGTATGTTAAGGGGCGGTTGGCTCTTGGCACACAAGCAGGGCGGGAAGCCTACGAATTGATGAAGATGGGAGCCATAGACGGACTTAGTATCGGCTTCCGCGTAGACAGCAAAGGACAATCTTACGACAGCCGCCGCCGAAGGCGTATGTTAAAAGAAGTAGAATTGATGGAAGTGTCTTTGGTTACTTTTCCCATGAATCCTAGAGCTAAGATTCAAGCGGTGAAGGGCCAAGACATTTCAATCAGAGAATGGGAAAGTGGATTGCGGGATGTTTTCACTCTTTCTCGTTCAGAAGCGAAAGTGGCGGCAAAGGCTGTTCACGATTCTTTTCATGGCGCAACGAGAGGTTGCGGGTGTCAAGAAACAGATGAAACGGCAGAAGCCATTAAACATTTACTCAAAACCTTACGAGGAGCATAAAAGATGGAAGTCAACGCAGACAACATCAAAGAACTCGCCAGTGGCTTTGAAGAATATAAAAAAGCCAATGATGAGAAGATAGAAAACGCTCTAAAGGGAATCAAAGATCCACTTCTGGATGAGAAAATTGCGAAGCTAGACGAAAAAATGGATAGCTTAGAGGATCTCAACCAGCAAATGACTTTGCAATCCAAGAGCAACGAGCAAATAGGCGAAAGGCTTGACAGCCTTGAAACCATGCTCAAGAGACCACAGGCGGGTATGGAAACGCCGGACGTAGACGTTACCATGAAGGCTTTTGATAACTTGCTTAGAAAAGGCAAAGAGGGCATGGACCCCGAAGAGCTTAAAGCACTTACAGTTGGCAACGATACAACCGTAGGATTCTTGGCACCGCCCGAATACATCAGAGAAATCATTAAAGCGGTCACAGAAATATCACCGCTGAGATCAGTTTCTAGGGTGAGAAGTACAGGGCAAAGATCGGTTCAAATACCTAAGCGCACAGGCCAATTTACAGCGGCGTGGACAGCAGAGGTTGGCACACGATCTGAAACCACTGGCTACCGTGTTGGAATGGAAGAAATACCCACTCATGAGCAATATGCGCTAGTGGATATCTCTAACCAAATGTTAGAGGATTCTGTATTTGACCTTGAGGCAGAGATGCAACAAGAATTCGCAACACAGTTCGCGAAAGGTGAAGGCGCGGCTTTCGTCAGCGGTTCATCTATCAATCAGCCCGAAGGCATATTGACGAACAGCGATGTGGGCGAAACTGTTTCAGGTAACGGCACAGCTTTGACGGCAGATGGTTTGCTTGATCTTGTTCATGCAATTAAGAGCGAATATGGTCAAAACGGCACATTTGTTTTCAATCGCTCCACGTTAGCGGCTATTCGTAAGCTGAAAGATACAGCGGGACAATATGTTTTCCAAGCTGGCATGATGCTTACCACTGGAGTGCCTAACAGCATCCTTGGACAGCCTTACATTGAAGCGACGGATATGCCGGATGTAGCGGCAAATGCGTTTCCCATCGTTTTCGGAGACTTCTCCCAAGCATACACAATCATTGACAGAGTAGGTTTGAGCGTCCAACGCGACAACTTCACTCAGGCTACCGCCGGAAATGTTCGCTATGTCGCAAGACGTAGAGTGGGCGGTCAGGTTGTGCTTGCAGAAGCCATACGCAAACAAAAAGTCTCAGCTTAGGAGGACAATTAATGCAAGATTTAGCCAACAGCTTAAAAGTCCTTAACACGATTGTCCCAGTGACAGGATCGTCCGACACCAATGGCACAGGAATTGATTTGCAAGGTTTTGAAGGTGCAATGATTGTTGTTCCTACAGGCGTGGAAGGCGATACGCTTAGTTCAACTGTTAAGATTGACTTCATACTGGAAGAATCAAGCGATGATTCCACCTACACCGCAGTCACTAGCAACACATCGGTGACTGATGGCGCAGTGGATTCAAGCGGGATCTTCAGCACTTTGGACGCTAACGCAGAAACCCCTCAAATATCCACGATTGGATATGTGGGCGGCTCTCGTTATATTCGGGTGAAGGCCGATTTTACTGGCACACACTCTAATGGTACGCCTATAGCCGCACAGGTAATATTAGGTATACCGCGTCATAATTCGGATACTGATTCAATTACTATCCGATAACACGACCTAAAGGGGGGCGTAAAAACCCCCCTTGATTGTGAGGTTTATGATGAAAATTAAAATGATTGTTCCAAAGGCAGGAGCCGCTAACGAAAACGGCACACAAACTCGCCTTTATGTTTTAGATGAGGTTTTGGAAGCCAAACAACCTTGGGAACAAGCGGTGGCACAAGCGTTCTTGGATAATGGTCACGCGATAGAAATAAAAACTGTAGAGCCGGAAGACACCGTTTCTGTAGAGGCAGAGGTAAAAGAAGAAAAGCCTAAGCCTAAGCCTAAGAAAAAAGCCGCTTCCAAAGCAAAGGCGAAAGCAAAGTCTGAATAATGAAGCCAACAGCCGCCAGCGTAGATGCTGAGATACGAGCGCATGAAAGAGAGTGTGCTGAAAGATATAAACGTATTGAGGAACGATTGGAGGCAGGACAGGCAAGGTTCAACAGACTGGAAAATATGGTTTGGGGCTTATATGGGATATTGATAGCCACGAATATTTTAAATCATTTAATGTGAGGGCGATATGGCGAATGTTTTACTTGTCAAAGACGATACCAGCCCTCAAGTTCAAGTTACCATAACGAGAGAAGATACAGGGGCGGCGGTTAATCTCGCTTCTGCTACCACTAGGCTCAAGTTCAGAGCCGCAGAAACTACAACGATACTTGCCACTCTTGTAGGAGCGGCGGGGGATCTTGCAAATGGAATTGTGGTATTTACTTTTGGCTCAGGGGATCTAAACCAGACGGCAGGGGCTTACGAAGGAGAGATTGAGGTCACATTTGCGGATGGATCAGTTGAGACAGTTTTTGAAATTATAAACTTCACGCTTAGGGCTGATTTCTGATGGCAACTGGGAAACTCCAAATTGTCACAGTAGCCAAAAGGCTTATATCGGCAACCACCGCGAAAGGGATGGCGATGGTGGTTAAGGTTGGCCGATTCATAAAAGAAATCGCTCTAGTAGATAACCCAGCTTTCACAGACAGCCCAGCCTTTACAGTTAACAAAGTATTATCAGATTCAGCAAACTTTTCGGGTGAACCATCCTTAGTTCCGGCAAGGTTGCTTTCAAACTCTGGCGGCTTCACTGATTCCCCAGTTTTTACGGTTGGGAAAGGGCTGACGGATTCTTCGGGATTTAGTGACAGCGGCGTAATTTTAGCGCAAGATTACTGCGGTCCAGATTATTTTTCTGGGGATTACACTGGAACACAAACAACATTTTAGGGAGTTAAGGCATGGCATTTGAGGATGGCGCAAGTTTGAAGGGACAGCTTGAAATTGTGCTAAAGGATCAAAGCGGCAAGGTGAAAGAGCGCCGCACAGAAAAGAATTTGATCGTTAATACAGGGCTTAACGCCATACTGGATAGGCTTGTTGGAACCAGCGAAGCGGTGATGTCTCACATGGGTCTGGGTTCTAGTTCAACAGCGGCGGCGGCTGGTCAAACAGCTTTGGTCAGTCAGCTTGGAA